GGCTATTGGCCCGGAGAGGACGAGTGGAGCAGCCGCTATCAGTCGAGCACTGGCACCAGGTTGCGTGCCGGCCGTCACTGCGCCGTCGATCCAGACATCATTCCGCTGTGGTCAAAGATTCGCGTGATGGGCGGAAAGCGGGAGTGGGTGGCAGTAGATACGGGCACGGCAGTAAAGAGCAAGAAGGCGAGCGGTGGTAAGTTGCCGGTCATCGACGTATTTGCCGCCAGTGAAAAGCAGTTTAACGCGATGCGGTTGCCGAAGGTGGCGATGGTGGAGGTGAGGAAGTGAGTACAAAAGCTAAAATGATTTACGGGTTTATAACTTATTATATGCACAGACAAAATGTTTTAATTCATAGAAATAGATTAATGACATCTCTTTTATTTCAGATTAATCCATACAAACGCTGCCTAAGCATTTGGCGGCTAAAATCAGACTGCACCGATCACCCTGAAGCTTGGCGCTGCAAGGACGGGCGGGTTTTATTCTTATGCCATAACTACGAAAACGCTCAGCAGCCTCATGAGTCGTTTGGGTTAATGCCGTTTTATCCCACATATAGTCCTGCATGCAATTCTTACCATCGGATATTTGAAAACTTATCTTTTTTTAGAAAATGGATTAAAATAAGATGAGCACGAAAGCCGCCACGTTCGCATCGAAAAGCCAGCGTGCGATGGGCTTGGGCGATACGAGGCCGACGTTCCGCCGCCTAGGCGTGATAGCTGGCAAGTTGCGCCGGGATCTGATGCTGCCTAGCTGTGCTAGGTTGGGCGTTGAGCTCGAATGCAGCTACAAGACCATCCAGCGGGACATCGATCTGCTGCGTGACTTTTTTGGCTATCCGCTCGAATACGATCGCAACAAGTACGTCTACAAACTGGCGGGGCCGCTGCCGAAAGCGGTGCTGTGAGCCTAGCCGATCTCTTGACCATGTTCTCCGCCCGCGTCATCGGCACCTACACGCCGGAGCAGTACGCCGAACAGATCATCATCGCTCGGAACAATCGCATGCGGTGGGGAATGGGGCAGTGGTGAGCGTTAAACGTTTAACCTGGCATCTTGCCGTGCTCGAACGTGCAAAGAAGAATTTGCTGAAGAAGCAGTACGATGCAGTACGCACCCGGCTGGATCTGGCCGTTCTTATGGCCACGGAAATGCTGAAGCAGGCCGAGGGCTACAAGGCCAAGGCGATGGAGGCCAAGAAATGAAGCTGCTTTCAATTTTGTTTTATTACTTAGGAGACATAGCCAGCCACACGATTGCCCGGTGGAGCTGGGGCGGCTGGCTGTATCAGCGGCTGATGTTGTTGTCCGTCGATTGCGACAAGGACTTTGAGATTTGGAAGGAAGTGAAGCCACGCAAAAAGAGGAGCAAACGTAAATGAAGGATTTAGGCAAAATTACTTTTGGCAAAGCACGCTCTGCGCCCAAGCAAGTTCTAGTCGACGTAACCTATGATGCCAAGACGGCCAAGGCGTTGCACACATTTGGGCTGAAGCAGCTAAAGAAAGACCCCGAAGCTGTGATTGAGTATGTGATCGTCAAGGCGCTCGGGGCGTTTGCTAAAAAATGATCGCACCTTTACCACCCGCAATCGAAGCCATCCACCGCAACGGGGCCGCTGAAGGCGAACGCAACACGCAGCTATTTAAGCTGGCCTGCCAGTGGCGTGATCAAGGGCTGACCGAGTTTGACGCAACGACCAACGCGGAGGAGTGGGCGTTTAAGGTGGGGCTATCGCAGAACGAGGCCGTGAGCGCAGTCAGATCCGCATTTAGTAAGCCAGCCAGGGAGGCGTGGAAGCCGAAGGCTAAGTATGCCTATCAGAACGGGGCGATTGTTCGTGAGGATTTGCCAGTACCGCCTATGCCCATCAGCGTGGAGAGCGGGCCGGTCGATAAGTTTCTTACCACGTGCTTCGACGTAGGTGATTACATAAATATCTGCCGATCGATTAAGGACAAGGACGGCCGAGAGCGGCCGGATGGTTCAGGCGAGACGCGAAGCCGTGAAGAATGGCTAGAGCTGTTTAAGGCTGACGGGTTAAAGGAGTGGCAGGGCGATGCGGTAGGAGTCTACGTCTCCATCAACGCTAACAACGGAAAGAATCGGAAAGCGGAGTCGATCGTGAAGTACCGCCACTGCCTGATCGAGTTTGATGAAAGCACGATGGCTGAACAGTGGGCCATCATTAAGCGCAGCGGGTTGCCTACGTCGTCGATCATTAAGAGCGGATCACGAAGCCTGCACGCATGGGTGGAGATTCGAGCCGCCAATGCCAAGGAGTTTGCTGAACGTGTGGACTTTATCTATAAACATTTAGAACACTCTAAACCAGATCCAGCCAACAAGGACGCAGGGCGGTTGTCGCGGTTGCCAGGTGCGATGAGGACGGCCACAGGGTTGCAGCAGGAGTTAGTCGAGTGTGGCGCACCGGCGCTGACCTATATGGAATGGCAGGAACACACGATTTACGGTGATATTCCTGAGCCTTACAAGTGGGACGATTTGCTTAATTTTAAGGAAACTGAAGACCCTACCCAGCTACTTGGCAAGCGCTGGATCTGCCGTGGCGGATCGGCCTTGTGGGTGGGTAGCAGTGGCCTTGGTAAGAGCGTGCTTTGTATGCAGGCCGCAATCACTTGGGCAATCGCTGAGTCGTTCTTTGGGATCAATCCGCACGGCAACGGTCTGAAGTCTCTAATCATTCAGGCCGAGAACGACGAGGGAGACGTGGCCGAATCAATCCAAGGAGTTTTTAAGGCGATGAACCTTACCGAAAAGCAGAAGGCGTTAGTGATGGCTAACGTGACTATAGTTAGGGACTGTACATCTACCGGGGAGAAGTTCGTGGATCGCGTGCGTCGGTTGGTCGAAAAGCATAAGCCAGACCTAGTCTGGATTGATCCCTTGCTGGCGTTCATCGGTGGCGACCTATCCAGCCAAGAGACGGCAAGTGCGTTTCTGCGTAATATGCTTAACCCGCTATCCTTGTCGGCTGGGTTTGCGTGGATGCTCATTCATCATACGCCGAAGCCAGTTAGGGAAGGCAACGGGTACCAAGGCGCAGACAAGGCGTATAGCGGTTTTGGCTCAAGCGAGCTGACGAATTGGGCCAGAAGCGTATTAACCCTTGCGCCTTGTGGCGACGATGCCGATGGAAAGCGTATTTATAGGCTTGAGGTAACAAAGCGCGGGAAGCGGTCTAATCTCAATTCTACGGGCATTATAGCTCAAAATGCAGTTCAGCCGCATGTTAACCTTGGACACAGCGATGTTGGGCTGGCGTGGATTCAAGCAGGCGAGGCAATTAAAAAGAAGCCAGGGCCGCAGGCTGAGACTGTAGATTTTTCTAAATATAAGGATTACCCATGCAGCCGGGGCGCACTTGAAGAGTGGGTAATGAAGCAAGGTGAGGGCAATTCTAAGTCAACAGCCTACCGAATTGTAGGCAAAGCGCTTGAGTCTGAAGCAATCAAAAAACAAGCAAATGGTACCTATGTTTTGGAGGTTAAAATCGATGAGCCTTTTTAACCTTCAAATTAACTTGAAGGTACCTTCAAGTTCGGTTGACGGTACCACATTCAAGATCCCCCCTTTAAGGGGGATCTTGAAGGTGAAGGTCGAAGCAACAAAACATCTTGAAGGTAGACCCCTATGATTGACCCTAAAATATTAGAAAGGATCCCATGCGGTTCCCCAGATGTTTCTACGAAAATAGATAGCCTTAGGGATCTAGTGTTAGAGGCGTTTGCTCACATGGGTGCGACTGCAACCAGCTCATCAGTTGCTTTAACCGTTAATGCCTTTCATTACCTAATAACAAAAGCTCCTGACCATCCAGCGGTTCAGAACATGACAGACACGCGAGATCAGGCCGTACTGGCGATTGTTTTAAACCGTGAGACAAGATCGATGACGGCCGTGGCAAAGGAGCATATTAACCCAGCGACTAATAAGCCATTCACAAGGGCTGCAATCTCAAAGCAGGTAAACGAATTGTACGATCGGCTTGGCGTAAGAAGCCGATCACAGAAAAGCGAAAAGGCCAGAGAGTCATATCGCAAACGTGCTTACGAGGTTCACGCAAAGCGGCGACGTGAAGCACCTAAATATAACATAGCCGCAATCTTGAAAGGACGGAACAAATGCAAACGCTCAAACAACTAATACCCAAACTAAACACCACACGCGACAAGGCTCTCGAACTGGTAGGGGAGACTCTTGGGCTAGCGGCCGATGCTGGGGATCTAATAGCCAAGGCTAAGGCCGACGGGCAAGATCTAGGTACAATATGCCGTGGGATAGGCATAACGGAGCACACGGCAAACGGCTATATTAGAGTATCATCCCATAGGCTGAAGCTTAAAGATTCAGATCCCAGCAACATTCGCCAGCAGTTTCTTTGGGCAGGGTTGCTGCCAGAGTCCATCAGCGTCAGCACGCCAGGACAGCCAAAGCCATTTATGGATCCAATCGTTCGTGCTGCTCAATGGCTGGCGAACAGGGGAGAAAAATTTATTAAGAACGACACAGAACTTAAAAATAAATTTTTAAAAGAAGCAGAACCAATTGTGAAATTATTTAATGACTGCATGAATTTAAAAAATAATTTTGAAAAATAAAATTTTAAAAAATAAAATTTAAAAAATTTGAAAAAAATATTTTTTAAAAAATGAAAAATAATTTTAAAAAAAAATCGCAAGGAATCTTTTATT